CCGGGGCTATGACGAGGATGTCCGTGGCGCTAGACGGCGCACAGTAGAGCTTGCCGTCGGGTCCCGCAGCGATGCCGGACCATTTGTTGCCACCCGACAGGTCCGCCCCCATGTTGGTGCGCTCGGCTGTGCCGGCGGCTGGGTCGATGACGAGGATGTCCGTGGCGTTATACGGCGCACAGTAGAGCCGCCCGTCGTGTCCTGCGGCGATGCCCTGCCATTTTAAGGTACCCAACAGATTAACGCCCATGCTGGTACGCTGGGCGGTACCCGCCACCGGGTCGATGATGAGAATATCCGTCGTGTCATACGGCGCACAGTAGAGCCGCCCGTCGGGTCCTGCGGCGATGCCCTGCCACTTGTACGAGCCCGACAGACTGATGCCCATGTTGGTGCGCTGGGCTGTAGCCATCACGCATCACCCTCGTCCACCGGACGGTACTCCCACGTCCCGGTCTCCTCATCAAAAAACGCCTCCAGCGGCGGTTGTGGAGGCGGGGGAGGCGGTGCGATGGTCGTCGATGCATATCTTTCGTTATCGATGTACGGCGTGCCGGAGCCGGAGAACCGACCCGTGACACGCTCGTAAACGTAGTAAATCGTCATCTCGACACCACTCCTTACGCATCTTGCAAGCGGGTCTGCAGGTCCCCCGGCCGAAACTGCGCCTGCTGCCCTTCGCCGACGCTCGTCGGATTGAGCACCGGGGCCCAGTCAAGCAAATTCCCACCCTCCGCGGCGTCAAAAATGCCCCAGTGCGTGATGGTGCCCCAGGGACCCGTCGCCTCGTCGAACAGGATGGGGATCCTATTCGTTTTCACCGAGGGGTTGTCGACCGTCGCATCCTCCCACGTCGTGCTGTCGTTGGTCACCTCGACGCGGGCATACGCATTTCCCTCAGGTTCGTTGAAATTCGTCCCGTCGGATCCCGGTTGGGTCGTGGACAAACCAATATACAGCTTATCCGGCACGTTCAACGTCTCGCCCCCATACAACGCATCCAAAATCGCCGCTTTCGTCGCATTCGTCAAAGCCATTTGCTATCCACTCCTCGAAATTGTGATTTTGTCAAAACTCGTCTCCGCCACTTGCCTAGGCCCGATGAGCACGTTCCCCCGGCCCGTCGGGTCCGGGCTTGTCCCCACCGTCACGTCTACGTCCAGCACGCCCTGCACACGTCTGGCCGCTTGGATGAGTGCCGTCCATATCACGTCCTCACCCAGACCCACCCCCGCTCGCAACTCGCCGCGGCTGTCGATGCCGCCGACGTACCGGATGATCTCATCCTTGATCTGCTCGTCACCGTCCGCCGGATATGCCGCCGTCGTCCTTACAACCACATGGACGTAAATGTCCACAATCTCGGCCCGGTTGAACCGGACCAACTGTTTTTCGCCTCCTGCATCCTCTACCCACACCTCCACGTCGCCGAACGACTCAATGCCCGCGGCAATGGTATCGTGGATGGCCTGTGCAACATCGCCGTCGGTACCGCCGAGGACGATGACTTCTACGCTTTTCGGGGGCCGTCCATCGTCATCAAACTCCATCGTTGGATTTTGGAATACTCGGGCCGTACGGACCCCCGGCGTCTTCAGCACCGCCGCCCGGATGCTGTCGATGGTGGAGGCTCCGCCGGCGGCCAGTGATAGGTAATATCGCTCTCGAAGCTCCCTGTCCGTCTCTCGATCCAACCCGTCCACATTGCGGTCGCTCTCCAAGCCGATCACACCCGACACTCCAGGCATCGGGTTTGTGATGGTGTTTAGCTGGTCAGGCGATACGTTGACGTCCCATCCGGTGCCTACAGACCGCGTCATCACCTCTACGTGCCCGTCCGGGCCGATGACCGCCGCCTCGGTCGTTGCATATCTCACCCTGCCTTCCGTTTCGATCAGAAAACCCCGAGGGATGGTAACCTCGGGGTATCCGGTGAAACGAACAAGCCGCCAAGCATGGGACGGCGGCCTACGTGATATACCGGCATATTTAACGGCGTAGTCTAGGGACTGGCCCGTCGCCGTGTCGATGTACGCCGAACCGTACACCCGTTCGGCCACCTGCCAGAGCAACGACAAGGCGAATGCCACGACCCGCAAAAACAGCGCCAGAGGCGACGCCGAGGACAGGTCGATGTTCGGGCCGAATAAGTCCTGCGCCTTTCGCTCCATGGAATTGATAATATCCTGATAAGTCTTCCGGCGAAAACCTTTGTCTGTCACGCCCCAGTCCATTAGACGTCCACCTCCACCACGTCGGCCAGCCGGTCACCGTTGCGGAGCCGGGCGACGAAGCGGATCGTTAGATGCCTTTCCGGCGTAATGCGCCCGATCTCAAGTTCTTCTACACGCTCGATCTCTTCGTCCCGCATGATGGCCTTGAGTATCTCAGCCCGTATGCGCTCCCGGCCCACGCCCTTTTCCATGAGCTCCATCCACGGAACACCCAACAACGTGTCGAGAAACCATTCGCCTGTTTGCGTCCCCAGCCGGAGCCGTGGCCGCTGTTTGCGCGCCTCCATGCCCGACACCATTTGGAGGCGACCGCGTCGGTCGAATACCAGATCTTTTGTTTCCGGGTCAATTGCAAAACTCACAAGGTCCGTCACACCGTCTTCACCACCTCACTCGGGTCGGGGCTTGGCGATGTGGGCGGTCCCGTTGTACCAGAACCGGCGCCACTGGTCCACGTGTAGGGATGCTCGTGCCCGTCGATCCACTGTTTCAGCTGTTTTCCGAGCGGAACGCCCTCGTCTGCATCCTCACCGCCGAGCCGCAGGTCCGGGCTCTCTAACACCGCGGGACCGCCGGGGACGAGACGGACGACGTGCGGTGGCGTCGTCAGCACCGTCTCACCGTCGGGCATCAGCTCCCACCGGGTTTCGGCGTCCGGGTTTTCGATGAGCACCTTGCCGTCCGCCTGCAGTACAATTTTAACACCCTTGTCTCGATGCAACAGGATAACATCGTCGCCGTGCTCCCCCGGCAGTTTGCCCTCCCCCAGGTGCATGAGTCCTGGGATGGCAATGGCATCATCCAACGCGTGCCGACGCCGCAGGCGCGGGTCCTGCGGCTCCCCGTCCGTCATGATGTAATCGAGCGCTCGCTCGCTGAACACGACAAGGACCGTGTCGCCGCGGCGGACTGGAAAGCGCATGATGAACGGGCCGGCTTTGGGCATCTGGAACGGCACGTCCAGGATGGGGGGCAACGCCTCCGGCTCGCCATCCTGCTCCAATTTGCGTTTCACCAACGGCACCACTTCGCCACGGAGGGTTTGCGGGTTGAACTTCTCCACACGGGCTGGGATGGCCGTATGCACGTCCTCCAGCGCCTCGTTGATCATGTGCTTGATCAAGTCGGTAAGCTTCATGCCGGCACCACCAGCGCTTCCGTCACGTGCTCCTTGGTGCTGCTTCGGTGGCGCCCTTCGACCACCCGAAAATTCCCACTCGCGGTGCGGGAGCGAATTTCAACCATGCTGTCCGTCGTGACCAGGTGCTGCAAGAGGGCCCGCACCCGAAACGCCCCGGGCCGCTGCGAGGACGGCTCCGGGGAGTCAAGCAGCCCCGTCTCCGCCGTCCACAGCACACCCACCCGCTCGGTGGCCTCGGGCGGGAGCAGGTAGACCGCTTGCCGCGTGACGTGCAGCTTCGCGCCGCAGTCCTCGGCCAACACCTCCAGCGCGGGCTTGGCGCCGGTGGAGAACGTGCAGCCCGAAGGATAGACCACGTCCTCGGGTAACTCGATCCGGCCGACGCTGAGGCCGAGCAGGCCGATGATGTCCCGGGCCACCTCGGAGGCTTTGACCCCTTCCCGCCACGTTTTGTTGACGCGGGCGGTGAGCCACTGGGCGGTGCCGTCCCCCACCAGCAGGGTCGTTACCTTGTCGACGCCTTGCCACTTCGTGGTGACCTCTTCGATGGTGCCGATGGCCACCGTGCCGACGTCGCCTTCGTAGCCCGCCTGTACCACCACGGGGGCGTCACGAGACATCTTCGCCACCGTCTCGTCGGACAGGTTGTAAATCTTGACGTTCCCGACGTTCGCCGAAGGCGAATCCGAGAACGGAAGGTCAAACTCTATGGTCAGCGGCGGGGAGCGGAACAGCATCCCCGCCACGGTCAGCTCCGTAACGCGCCCAAACGTGCTCATGGCCTCACCGCCTCCATGATCCACGGATACACGTCCACCATGAACTCATCCCGCCCGGCCTGGTCGCGCACGCCGGCCAAGTCAGCCGGCACGATGGGAACGGCCGGCAACCTCGGGTCGTGCACGTCTTCGAGCAGGTCCGAGCCGTAGATGAACGGCTTGTCGTAGACGATCACATCGCCGTCACGGTCTCGGATGGTGGCCGTGTAAAAATCCCCTTCGGCGTTGTACCGTATCTCCCAGTCGAGCAGCACTCCACCGACCCGGCAACGGAAACGCTGTGGGAAGCCGGCGGCAGGATCAATCGGCAGATGGGCGATCCGCGCCACTTACACCACCTCCTAGACCTCATCAGCCTCCGTTTACGGCGGAAGGATGCCAACCCGGCGCCCCAGGGCCACCAACCAGGACGATGCCGTCTCCTCGTCCATCTCCTTGACTTCGGGTTGCTGAAGGCCGCGCTCCCGGGGCGGGAATTCGGCCTCGGATTGCATCACGGGATCGGGCGCAACAAAGCTGCGCGTCTCGACCCGGGCCACACGCACCTGCTTGAGCAGGAGCGTAAACCTCACGCCGTTGGCTACCTGAACCGTCCGTGACGGATCGAACCGCTCGATCACCATGTTCTCCCAGACCTCGAGGCCGACATAGGTGCCGGCTTCTTTGCTGTCCGCCAGCTCCCGCAGTCTTTCGTACCTCGTCTCCCAGTCCGGGCCGGCGATCGTCGCGGTAATGGTGAGGGTGCGGGGGAGGCTCCGCACATGGTCGGCGATTTCCTCCCCGTCCTCGACAGCGTGTTCCGTCACTTCGTTCTTGTACTCTGCCTTTTCCTCACGCACCACGTCGAGCTCGACGTCGAAGAGAAGGGCCACCGCTTACACCTCCTCGAGCGCCACAGAGTAGAAGTTCTCTGCGACCCACTCCTCGAGGGCCTCCCGCAGACTGGCCGCCGTGGTGACTCCGATTCGCTCAGCATCCTCGGCAGTGGCACCGGCGGCGTCCACGTTCACTTCCAACTGGAAGTAGAACGTTGGGCTGCCCCGCATAGCCAAGCCGGTGCCGCCGGCAGCGGCCGCCGCGAACTCACCGGCCAGAGGGTCGGGCACCTCCGGGGGAAGTGCGCGACCCAGCACACCTGCCAAGGCCTCCCGCATCGGGTCCGCCCCAGCATCCCTGATACTGCCAGCAATCGTGTCGATCAGGCCCCGTCCCACATGGTCAAGGTCGGCCAGCGGGCCCTCCTTCGCCGGGGAGAAGGGCAGGAAGTCACGAATCCCCTGCGTGATGCTCTCCAGCGGGGACGTTATGAAGCCCCACGCCGAGCTGATGGCGTCCCTCAGCACCGAGCCGAAGTCGACGGTGCTGAGCCATTCCCGGAACGTTTCAACGGGCCCCAAGGCCCAGGCAATGAGATCCGGGAACGACGGGAGGTTGATCTCCGGAAGGGAGATGCCTCGCTCAGCCAGCCAGTCTCCGAAGGACTCCAGGCGCTCACTGGCCCACGCCGTGAGGGCAGGCCACGTCGGAAGACGCAAGCTCGGCAGCTGGATGCCCTGCTCGGCCAGCCAAGCCCGGAATCCATCGATCCGCTCACCCGCCCAGGCAGTGAGGGCAGGCCAAGACGGCAGCTGGAACTCGGGCAGCTGGATGCCCTGCTCGGCCAGCCAAGCCCGGAATCCATCGATCGAGGGAAGTGCGCGACCCAGCACACCCGCCAAGGCGTCCCACATCGGGTCCGCTCCGGCATCCCTGATACTGCCAGCAATCGTGTCGATCAGGCCCCGTCCCACACGGTCAAGGTCAGCCAACGGGCCCTCCTTCGCTGGGGAGAACGGCAGGAAATTACGAATCCCCTGCGTGAGGTTCTCAATCGGGGACGCTATGAAGTCCCACGCCGAGCGGATGGCGTCCCCTAGCACCGAACCGAAGTCGACAGTGCTGATCCATTCCCGGAACGTCTCAACGGGCCCCAACGCCCAGGCAATGAGATCCGGGAACGACGGGAGGCTGATCTCCGGGAGGGAGATGCCTCGCTCAGCCAGCCAGTTTCCGAAGGACTCCAGGCGCTCACTGGCCCACGCCGTGAGGGCCGGCCAAGACGGCAGCTGGAACTCGGGCAGCTGGATACCCTGCTCAGCGAGCCAGTCCCGCGTCCACCCGAGCAGCGATTCCGTGCCCCGGCGCAGCAATCCAAACGGCGACCAGTCAATCACGAAGCCGATAGGGTTCTCCCGGAACGACTCGACGGCCGTCTGGAGCCATCCCCGGGCTGTTTGCACGCCCGTGCCTATCGCGGCGCCGGCGCTGCGCACCCGCTCGGCGGTTGCAGAGTACCATTCGCTCGTGGCCGTCCAGCCAGCCTTCAAGCGGTCGCCGATGGAGGCCACCGCCGTTCCAACCCCGCCGGCGATGCTGCTCCATACTCCGTCGGCCCATTCCTTCGCCCGGTCCCAGTTCTTGACGAGGCCGTAGAGCCCAACACCAAGCAAGGCGATGCCCGCGACTACCCATGTGATGGGGTTCGCCAACAGGGTAAGATTGAAGCCGATGGCCGCCTTCGTGGCGGCGACCAGCCCCCCCAGAAGCTGAGCTCCGAGCGCGACAGCGGCCCGGACGACGCCGACTGCGAAGATCGCCGCCTGTTGTCCGCCCGTGATTAGCAGCTGAGCACCCATGCGAGCGAGCCCTATGGCGGCCCGTGCCCCTTGGATGCCGAGCCCCGCCACTTGAATCGCCGCCCTGCCGATCGACATAGCAAAGCGGCCTGCCACGAGAGCCCCTGCATAGATGAGTGAGGGAACGAGCACAACCTCGAGTATCGTACCAACGACTCTCAATGCACCCGAAAACTGCGTGGTCGCCCCAACGACATCAGAGCGAAGCGAACTCCCCCAGGACAGGATTCGGCTCATAAGCCCAAGTATGGGAGAGAAAATCGCCCGTACTGCCCCCAGCGCTTGGGCGAATTCGGTTACCTTGCCGACGACCACAGACCCGAATTGGCGCCCCCACTGAGCCACCCTGGTCAACAATCCAAACGCCGTTCGCACTACGGCGCTAGCCACTTTCCACGTCAAGGAAAACTGGCTGATTTTGTCGACAAGGTTTGTCCCGAACGCCTTGCCCCACGCGATGACCCGCCCGGTGAGCGTGTCACCCTCGCCCCGCAGGGCCATGATGACGTCCTGCAAGATGAGGATACCTGCCACAACGCCGGCGATGGTCAGCGTCACGGGCCAGAAGGAAAGGTTGAGCGTCACGCCGAGTTTGGCGATGTTCGCCGTCATGAGCGGGATTACTTTGGTCGCCGCCGCAAAGCCCGTTCGGGTCAGCGTCAAAAGCGAACCCAGGTTGGAAAGCTGCGGGATAATGAGAGATGCAACCAGCGCCGCTCCTGACAGCATAGCGACAAACCCAAGCCCGGCCGCAACGACGGTTTTGACCGGCCCGGGCAGCATGTTAAACACGTTAACGACCCCGGTAAGCACTTGAGCACCTAGCCGCAGGATCGGGATAAAAGCGTTGCCGATGCTGATTTGGGCCTCCTCAAAGGCGCCGCCCAGCTCTTCAAGGGCGCCCTTGAGGTTGTCCAACTGCCTACTGGCCACCTCCTGGGCCACGCCGGCACTGGCCCGAAGTTCGTCGGCATAGCTCTGGATGTTGTCCGCGCCCACGTCAAGCAGCGCACTGAACGCGGACACGGCTTCCATGCCCACCAACGTCGTGAGGACCGCAGACCGCTGCGCCGACCCCATGTTCTGAGTAGCTGTCTCAATCTGCCGTAGAATATCGATGAACGGCAGCATGTTGCCGGAACTGTCGGTGATCTGAATGCCCAGCTCCTGGATGAGATGGGCTGCTTCGCCGCTGGGAGATGCCAGCCTGGTGAAGATTGCCCGCAGCGCTGTACCGGCCCGCTGGCCCTGGATACCGACATCGCCCAGACGCCCGGTCATGGCCGCCACGTCCTCGATAGAGATGCCGAGGGCAGCGGCCACCGGCGCGACGTAGCTCATGGTGTCGCCCAGCATTTCCAGCGTCGTGTTCGACGATGTGAACGTAGCCGTCAGCACGTCGGCAATCCGGGTCGTCTCCCGGGCCTCCAGTTGGAAGCCGCTCAGGATATTGGAGACGATGTCTGCCGTGACGCCAAGACCCGACTGGGCGGCCGCCGCGGTATCCAGCAGGCCGGGCATAGCCTCGACGATTTCCTGCACCGAGAACCCGGCCATAGCCAGGTAGCTCATACCCTCGGCCGCTTGCGAGGCGCTAAACACCGTCGAAGCGCCCAGCTCACGCGCCGTCCGGCTCAAAAGCGCCATCTCTTCGTCAGTAGCGCGTGCCAGAGCACCGACACGGCTCATCGCTTGCTCAAATTCGGCGGTCGTCCGCACGCTAAAGCCGATCAAACCGCCAGTCGCGGCGAACACGCCCGCGATGGCCGCTCGATTTTTCTCTAAGGTCTTGCCGATCTTCTCGATCTCTTCTTGGTGCTCGACATACTTAGCTTTGATGGTGCCCAGCGCTTCACTGCCAGCTTGCCGGAGTCGAGCAAACGGCCCCTGCAAACCGTCAACGGCAGTACCAAGCTGCCCGCTTTCAGCCGCCGCTGCCGCCAGACCAGCCGAGGCGTCTGCGCCAGCCTGGGCCGCCGACACCCCCAACTGCGAGGCGGAGAAGGCGGCGGCGCCCATGCTGGCGGTCGCCGTGACACCAGCCGCTTCGATGCTGGCCCCTAGCTGGAGCGTATCTGCCTCGGCCCCCAAGACCTTGGCCTTGAAAGCATCGGTAGCCTGATCTGCGGCAACAAGGGGGTGGCTGTCGATTTGAAAGCCAATTGCAATGGTTAATTCTCTGAGTGCCACAACAGCCACCTCCCATCAGCGACGTTTTGGTTTAGGCACCTTGGGCACCTTTGGTTGTGGCATGATCTCTCGATAGAGCTCCAAGGCCACCACGGCCTCGTTGAACTCGTCCCAATCCATCGAGGCCACCTCTTCATATGAAAAGTGGCCACTGAAAACCAACCGCCAGAAGGCCGCACGTTGGCGAACCCTCTGGCGGTATACGCTGCGACGTGTCGTGCTAGGCCTTAAGAAAGGACTCGATCTGCTGAATCAACTCTTCGACTTCGCCGATGCTATCAAAGTCATCAAGCTTAAGGCCAACAGGCTCGACCACAACGTGATCGAGCAAGCTCTGAGCGTACTTTTCAATCTGAAGAACCCCGGCCTGATTGCGACACTGGTCGGTGTTCTGCAGATACCACCGAATGCCAGGATGTTGCAGCTTATACTCCTTTCCCCGAACCGTCACCGTCGCCATCTTCGGTTGCTTAGCCATGCTGTGTTACACCTCACTGATTCGCGTCAAAGACAGCCTGATAGTCTGCAACGAGGAACTGCCACTCGGCGTCCTCGATCTCATCGCCGCGACTGAACGTCGGCGGGTTAACGATCTTGCACTCACTGCCCGAAACGCTCACGTCGCCGTCAAAGTTTCGGTCCTGAATACTGATCGTGATGGGCGCGGCCCCCTGCTCGTCCTGCTGCTGGAACAGCTCGTAAAGATGGCTGTTGCTCGGGCTGTTATGCTTAAGAGTGATGGTGACAGTCCCCGTGTCGTCCGCAGAGCGAACGAACGTCACCTCGCCTTTAGCCCCAACATCCGCGCTCCACCGCTCGGTAGAGCGCTCAGCTTCGATAAACGTTCCCTCGGCAAAGCCGACAATTTCCTGGCCGTTGACAATCACGGCCACGTTCCTGGGATCGTATTGGTCGGCCATGTTTCGTCAACCTCCTTTTCCTTACACCCGGACCACGCCGGTGACCTTGACCTTGTGGATAGCGCCGGCTAGTACCGCGTCCCAGTAGACGTCGGGCAGGATGCGGTTGGCCCGGTCGTTCGGGTCCACGTCCTCGCGCCGCGGGGCTCGCACCGTGAAGAGCCCCGACCCGTCATCGGCCCGGGCCACGATGCCGAGACCCACCGCCTGCTGCAGGGTGGTGCGGATGGGATCAATGATCTGGGCGATACCGATGTTGTCGTACGGGATCTTCTCGTTCACGAACAAGACCCGGCTGACGCGCTCCTCCATGCGGGCTTTGAGCCAGTCCTTCGCCAGCTGGATGTCGGCGTAAGTCTTGTCCGTGACGAACCCCTCGGACGTTTGCAGTACGCCGAACTTCGATACGTAGGTGATCACCCCGGCATCGTGCAACTGTCCTATCTCCGTCGTCGTGAAACCAGCCTCGGTTATGCCGTCCAAGGTCTTGAACTTGAACGTCGCGGATCCCGGTTGCAGCGGTGCCATCCGCCCCACCAGCGCGGCGTCGGGGTACTGCCTCGGGTCGGTATGCGCAAAGTACACCACACGCGACGTGTTCATCGCGGTGGCCTGCGCCACGATGTCAGCCGCAGACGCCCCTGCCTCGTTGGTCACAACGGCAAACTTTCCCGCCGCCGCCACCCAGTCGGCCAGGTCGCCCAGATCATCGGCCCCCTCATGCGCACGAGGGGCGAATACCAGCCAGTACCAGTCGTTGTGGTTCTGCACCAGGGCATTCAGAGCCGCCGCAAGGTCTCCGGCTTCCGGCGTCGTTCGCTCAATGCTGTGGATCGCGACTTTCGACGGGCTCGGCGACTGGCGGAACATGGCTTGCGCAGCCAAATACTCCGCATCAGTCGCGTCGAAGTCTTCGGCCACAGCACTCAAGGACGTGTACTCCGTGTACGGATGCGCCTTGCTTGTGCCGAAAATCAAGGGCAAACCAAAGCCCCTCTGGGAGAGGGGCCGAGTCTGGTCCGTAATCACAATCTCAACGTCGGGAATGGCCATATGAATCACTCCTCACAAGTCGATCTTCTGGGTCACACCCATGCCCGTGACGATAACACGCTCGATGGTCGGCACCGTCACGGCCACAACATCAACAACTCGCAGCCGCACGTCGAACCCCTGGCGCCGCTCGATCTGCTCGTCCAGCACCGTGTCCCTATCCGTGATGGCCGTCACCTCCACGATGACAGCGCCGGTCGGCTCCAGCCAGTCGCCGGCAAGCTCTGGGATGCTAAACCAGTTGTGCGCCGACTGGGCGATGTCGTGAATACTCGTCCCATCACGGTCATATACCGTGACCGAAAGCGTCATGATCGGGTTGCGAATATACGTGTACTGCACATCATGTTCAAACTCCGGATCACTTGACGGCACAACCTCAATGGTACGCCGCAAGCTCCCAGGTTCGGGAGTTATGGAGATCCACTTAAAACCGACAAATGGATACGACGGAGCCGGAGCGTTTTGGTCTCGTTCAACAACAGCCGTCACACCTAATGGCTGCAAATGATGCTTTAGACCCGTCACAACCCTGGTTTGGAGGGTCGTCATATCGATCATGTCGACCCCTCCCGGAGGCGCTTAGCGATATACCTACGAATGTTGGCTACGCGGTCGTAGTTACGGAGCTCCCGCAGTTCGTAGGTGGCGCCGTCCCTTTGAAACTGCGCCCCGATGGGTAAATTTACACGCCCCTCCACAATGACCTTAACATCCTCACTGGTGTACGTCCCAGCTTCATAAAACTGCAAATCGTAGGCGGTCATGGGTAAGATGGTAGCAACAACCCGAACAGTCCTAGACGGCTCTCCAGGCACCCACCGGCCCATATCGTCGTAATATCCACCAGATCCCGGGACAGTGAACTCCGTCCTCTCTCCAAACTGATGAGCCATGAAGCCCATATCAAACCACATCACGACCTCCTCACCACCCGAAGTCGGATGCCTTGCGTCGACTCCAAAACACCCGCCTTGCCGATAAGCGGTCGAGCGTGGCCTTTAAGAGCGACGGTAAATGGGTCGTTAGGTTCGAAACCCTCTCCACTCACCACCCGTTCGATGACAGCTTCCTGCAGCACCCGGCCGATGCCTTGAGCCACCTCGTAGGCGTCTTTATCGCCTTCCACCATCGCGACAATGTGCTCTAGTGCCGCATCCACGACTTCGCCTTCGCGTTCGTCAAACGTGGCCCGAAGGAATGACCGCTCCGGGATTCGCAGCCGCTCGCCCTCCTTCGGCAATGTGTTGGTGGGAGCGCCGTGCTCCCGGGCCAGCGCCCGCAGGCGCTTGTGGAGATCAGCGCTCACTACCTGGTCCATGCCGAACTCGTTGACGGCGGCAATGGTGACCAGCCTTGGCGCGTCCTCGAATATCCCGACTTCCGCCCTGCGAACATGCATCCGGTTGAGCTGGCCCAGCGCCTTGGGTATCCGGTTGACGTCTCGCACCACTTTAGCCACTAGCCCCACCTCCGGTATGGCCCGAGAAGCCGCCTCACGGCAATGGGGAGGAGGCTTTCGAACTCGCCCTCGCGAGCACCGAAGTGCACCCGGATCTGCTCCACCTGGAGGATCGTCGCGTCTCGGGGCGTGCCCTGGTGCAGCGCCCAAGTGGCCGCCGTGACCACGCACGCTTCTTCTAGGTCATACGGCAAGTTTCGCTCGAGCTCATCATCCTCACGGGCTTGCTCCGGCGTGACGTATCCACCGGTGTACTCGACTACGATGTTAGGGGCATCGGAACTAGGCCATCCTCCGGGGCGCCACAGCATTCCCGCTTCGGCATCGACGCGGAAGTCCGTGAGCTGCTCGTCGCCGACCTTGACGCTGTGAACCTCGACGATCGGATACAGACTCAACAACAACGTCGGCGCACCGGAACCTTTTAAGGCGTCCGTCCGGTGCGCCCGCGCAAAATCCCGGCTGCAGTAGGCGCGGATCGCGTCCGACGCGGCGTTGATATACCGGGCCAGATGCTTATCGCGGGACGTGTCATCTGCCGGTATCCCGAGCTCGGCTTTGAGCGTCTCGATCGTCGTGAGTGCGTGTGCTGACAGCATGGTCATCATTCCTTCTTGGCAGACGGCAGGGATGTACTCTCGGGCGCGCCGGACTGGGTAGCAGTTTCCGGCGGCTCTTGTTTCTTTTCTTGTTTCTTTGCCGGCGGTTTTTCTTCCAGCGAGTCGCCGAGCACGTCTTTTCGCTGCAGGTCATCGACGACGCCCTTGGGCGCGTCGATTACAGCCCCCGCCTCCACCAGCTTTCCGCGCCAGTAGAACGGGTTCTTTACCACGAACTTGGCCACGCATTTCACCTCCTGCGTGCTGAGTGGGGGCGGGTACTACCCGCCCCCATCACCCTGCCAAGCTGGCCCCCATTAGCCGCCGCTCGGCAGATCCAGCGCCACGAACGGCGACACGAGGTAGCCGTTTTCCTGCTCGAGCGGCGTCGTGAGCCACGGTTTGGCGTCGACGTTCCAAAACGCCTTGATCACCGTCTTGTTGGACGTGAAGTGGACGTGCGGAGAGGCGTCTACGAACACGCCGGCGCCGTCCTTGATCACGTAGTACTGCAGATCGGCGAGGATCAAGTCGCCCTTCTGCCCGAGGCCCGGGCTACGCTCGTTCAACAGGAACGGGATTCCCAGGAGCGTCCCCGGAGCGCCCTCTCGGGCATTCGGCTGCCAGATGAGGGCTCCGGCGTCGTCCTTGAGGCTCATCAGCTGGGGTAGGAGCGACTGAGAACCGATCCACACCAGCGAGCCGCCGAACTTCGCCCGGGCGTACATGGCCACCAGGTCGGCGTAGGTGATCTGGTTTGCCACCTGCCGATTGACGAAGTACGTAGCCGGGCTGTTCAGGATTCCCAGCGGTTTGCCCACACCGTTGCCCGAAATGAACGCATGGTCCTCAGCTGCGTTGATTGCCTGGCGGAGCAACGTCTCCACCAGGGCCCCGGCCGCCGGCGCATTGCGCAACAGCTTATCGGTGACGACGGTATGGCCGGCCACCTCGTGGGGAGCCCAGGAGATTTCCCTCAAGCTGGGCTCGGTCTTCGGCTTCTCAGCGCCCTCAGCGATCCACTGGACCACGACGCCCGAGTAGACGCCCTTGTCGCCGGACTGGTCAAGCGCGACCATGGACACCTCGGCGTCAGGCTGCGAGCCGGCCGGGATGACCGTCGCCCGCGGACGGACCAAAGCGCTCTGAGGATCGACCTGCAGGATTTCGGTCCGGAATTCGGTGGGGACGAGATACCCGCCGGCCTCCGGCGCAGAGACACTCATGTCGCGACGTTGCAGGCGCGGATCGCCAGGGTTGAACCGCACCGCATACAAGAACTCCCCGAAGTTCTCCCATTTGGGGGCATTCCTATCCTCAGCGCCGTCACCAGGAGCATTAAACGGCGGCACAATGTTCCCAGTGCCATTCGCGGCCCTCTCTTCGTCCAGCAGGCGGTAGATAACGTCGATCTCGCCGCGCAAGTTGCGGGCCCGCGTCAATGCTGCATCGATACGGGACACCTCATCCTCGGTCAACGACCGCTGCTCTTCGTCCGCCTTCGCCTTGATGGAACGGGCCTCTTCGAGGGCAGTCTTATACTGACTTTGGAGCTCCCGCAGATTATTGTTGGTTTGGAATTGGGGCTTGTCATTCACAGGTATCTACTCCCTTCGATCTCCTCGATTCTCAGCTCCACGCACAAGCTCTGCGCCCGCATCGCCAGTGCGCGGTCCCGTGCCTCGTCCTGCGCCCGCAAGGACTCGGCTCGTTCAGATGCAGAACGGGCCACCACGATTGTCTGCCGGTATGCCGGCATCGTGACGGGCCCGACGTCACGCACTTCAGCAATTCGGATGATCTCTCGCAGGTAGGTGCCATCGTCTCGCTTCGTCCATTTGTCTCCGCCCTCGGCGACGTAGAACGAAAACGAGTTGCCCTGCACATCCCGTCGCCGGATGGACTCGATCAAGTCATCGATCCATCCGCCGCGGCGGGTCCGGACCTCGTAGCGAAGACCGAGGTCATCCTCTTCCAGCTTGAGCGTTCCGTTGGAGACGCGACCGAGGACGTAATTGACATCGTGGTTCCAGAGTGCCACGATGTCGTCTCCCCGGGCCAGGGCGTCCCCGAAGGCCCCGCGCCGGATCACCTCGACGAATCCACCCAGGTCGACGGACTCCTGGTCCCAAACCGCGGCGTATCCGCTGATGACCGGGCTGTCCTCGCCATCTTCCTGTTGGATCTGGATGCCTTTTAGCTCGGCAGCCCTGCGTTCCAATTCCGCCATGGTGCTCACTCCCTTCATCCAGGCACGATCGTACACTGGCACCCATCGTGCAGCGGCGGATGCGTAATGCGGTTCTTAAACTGCATCGGACCGGTGCCGCCTGATGGATTCAGGCTGTCGCCCGGACCGATGAAGGGGGTGTCCACGCCCACGACGCGCCCGTCCAGCTCCTTGCAGTACGGGCACGCCTCGGAATTGGCACGCCACCGCAAGTACGTCACACCGCCCATCGTATAGGTCACCCGGGACACGGCGCCCAGAACACTGACCGTTTCGTTGCGGCCGACTACCAGGTAGCGGTGCTGCTCCCAATCCGACAGCAGCGCCGAAACAGCAGCCGTTATCGCCGCCGGATCTGCAGCATCATCCAGTAACTCTTCCACGCTGCGCCGCTGGCGGGCCGCATGGCGCACGGCCATCTTGTCGGCGTACTCGGCCACGAACGCGTCCATGCGCTGGGCGTGATCCTCCGGCAGGGCGACCTCGTCCCTGAGTTGCTCCACGATGGCCGTGGCGAACGAGGCGATTACCGGCATCATGGTCGTCTTGATCCAAGCCGGAGCGTCCCGATAGAACTCGGTCAGCCACCGGCGAAACTCGGGGAGGCTTCGTTCCCCAAGGTAGCGCTTCATCGCTCGACGGATGTCGGCAGCCTCGCGCCGCATCACCCGACCGACTGCATCCGTCACCACTCCTTGCCAGGCGGCCATCAGGCGCCGCTTTGCCTGCTCCGATCGTTCCTCAAACATCCGCCGCCCGGCCCGCTCGTCGGCCTCCAGGCCTTCCTGCGCGCCATTCTGCGGCGCCACGGCCAGCGAAGCAGGAATCATGTTGAGCGGCACCATATAGATGTCGCCGCCCTCGATGGGGTTCATGTTCTCCTTCTCCCGGACGTCGTTTGCCGAGAGCCATCCCCACTGGCGGCCGATGGCGTAGGAGTCAAAGCGCGTCTTCATGTCGCCGCGCATGATGCCGTCGATGAGGTGCTCCGTGTAGTACTCCCGCTGCTCACGCTCATCGAAAAGGCGAACGTTGACTGCCTGCTCCCACCGCCGGCACCAGGGAAGGATTGTGTCCGTGACAAACTCGATGGCCTGCTGCTCTATGTTTGAGAACGTCGAGCGGTCCATCAGGCCAATCTTGTGCAATGGAACCCTGTAGAGTCGGGCGATTTCCTCCGCCTGGAACTTACGCGTCTCCAAGAATTGCGCCTCATTAGGTGGAATGCCGATTCGGTGGTATTTCACGCCCTCTTCAAGGATCATCAGCAGATGGCTCTTGCCCAGCCCCTGGTGCGTTTCCTTGATGCTCTCGCTCAGCCGCTTTTGCGCCGCCTCGCTGAGCGAACCAGGAATCTCAACGATGCCACCGATGTGAGTTCCCTGGCGGTAGAATCGGTTAGCGAACTCCTCCGCTGCCAGGCCAGCACCGATGGCCTCCATAGCCATGCGGATGGGGCTGTAACCCACCAGTCCGTCGAACCCCAGACCAGCGATGTGAATTATGTCCCGTGGAGGGATGTCAACCTGCGTACCGTCCGGAAGCCGCGTCCTGTACATCAGCCGACGCTCGGGGCCGACGCGAACCGGGTGCGTGCGATCCGGCAACAACAGCCAAAGCGAGTCCGGATCTCCCGTGTATCGCTCCCGGAGGACGTAGATGAACCCATTCCCCCATGTCAGCGCGTGGGCCGTCACGGCCTCCCGAAAAACCATCGGCGTAACTTCCGGATTCGGCTGCTGATTCAGGAGCCTGTAAGACCGATGGTCATACACTCGTTCGCGGCCCCGTGACAGCCGACGATAAACAGGCATCGGCAAGGCCGCCACCGTCTCGGAGATAACCCGAACGCACGCCCAGACTGCGATCATCCGCAGGGCGGTCTGCTCGTTGACGCGCACTCCGGACGCGGTTGGAACGCCCATTACAAGGCGCTCCAACCAGGGTATGGACCCATTGAGTTCGGAGGTCTCGGACCTCCTTTCGAAAAACCGCGCGAAGATGCCCAAGGCTATCGACTCCCAACGATGCCGAGTGTAAATAGGATGGCTCCGATGACGACCAGGCTAAGGCGTGGATCGTACAGCCACAGACCGATGCCTGCCATGAAAAGGCCGGCAAAGATGAGCACGTCGAAGAACGAGAGTTTCAAAACGCCAACACCCCCCTGCCCTCATACACGCTGGTTCGTGGCTTCTCGTGCCGCATGGCCCGGTCTAGCGCCATGACGAGCGCGACAATACCGTCGATCTTGCCCTGGGAGCTTGCTTTATCAGGCTTCAAGTTGCCAGCCGGGTCCTGCTTGACCGCCACGTTTCCCGCCATCCAGCGCAGCACGGGATTGCCGCCGTGGCGAATCTTGCCGTGTAGCAGGCGCCGCTCCAGCTCTTTCATCGGCGCAGCCATGCTCAAAAAGCCTTGCCCCATCCCCACGACAGTAAGCCCTTCTTCCATCAGCTCACCGGCCAGTTGGTGAGCTTGGAATAGGCGGTCGATGTTGAGATCCACCAGTTGATACGACTCGGCGTCCCGTAAAATTTGCGCTTTGATGAACGAGTAATCGATCGCCCGCCCCGGCGTTGTTTGCAACCATCCCTCGCGCGCCCAGGCTTGATACTGTGCCCGATACCTGTTGGTGGTGTCATAAAGGCGCTCTTCCGGGCACCAAAACCGGGCAATGACTGAAAGCTCCTCCCCACCGCCAGGGAACACCATCACCCACGCCGCCAAATCGTTGACCGAACCCAGGTCGAGCCCGCCATAACAAACTGCGCCGCGCAAGCGCTGCTCAAGCTCTTTGGCAGGCACGTCGCCCTTGTTTTCGTCCCACAAGTCCATCGAAATCCAACGTGTCTCCTGTTGCGTCCACACGTTGAGCCGCTTGGTCAAAAAATTGTTCAGCGCCGTGGGGACCGTCTTCGCTTTCAAAGCCAACCTGCGCATGTCGTCCAGTTTAACACTGAGACCCAAGTTAGGGTTGGCTTTTACCCAAACCGCTTCATCAAATGGATCATCGCCCTCATCGATAGTGGCTATATACGCAAACCACGTATCGTCTTGGATGGCACCTTCGAGCACTTGCACCGAGTAATCCCGCAGCTCATAGCAAATGCCTTCTCGATCAAACCCCGCAGTGGTAATGGCCCAGATGAGCGATTGTCGACGAGCGCCGGTGGCCGTTTCAAGCACATCCCACACCTCACGAGTTCGGTGGGCGTGCAACTCATCGACGATAGCACAGTGGATGTTAAGGCCGTCAAGGCCGTCGACATCCGCCCCTAGCGGCTCAAATTTGCTGTGGGTGTCGAGCACATGCATGTTGCCGCGACCATGCAGAACATTGATGCGTTTGCAGAGTGCGGGCGAACGCTGCACCATGCGGGCCGCTTCGTCCCAAACGATGCGCGCCTGGTCCCGTTTCGTGGCCGCCGAGTATACCTCGGCGCCTGGCTCGCCGTCTGCGTCGAGCATGTAGAGCCCGATGCCGGCCGACTCGGTGGACTTTCCGTTCTTCCGGGCCACCTCGTTGTAGGCGATGCGGAACCTTCTCGCCACCTCGCCGGTGTCCGGATCCTCGCGCATCCAACCGAAGACCGAGCCGACGCGGAACTTCTGCCACGGTTCGAGCTCGACAATGGATCCGGCCCACTCGCCCTTCGAGTGCCTCAGGTACCCGAAGAAGTCAATGGCATGTCGGGCGGCTTCGACGTCAAAAAAGAGACCCCGCTCCTCTCCGGTTTCGATGTCTCTCAGGTGCCTTTCACATGCTAGGCGAACAAGCCGACCAGTCACGATCCGGCTATCTATGACGTCCCGGGCGTACTGCGTCACAGGGTCATCCGCTCGCGCGACCGCGCCGCCTGAATGCCTCATAGTCATCCGTTTCTTCCTGTCGGGGCATAGCGAGCCGTACCCGGGACGCCGGTGTCAACCCAAATTCGGTCAGGAATGACTTCATCGTCGCCGCCGCATCCCGGGCGATCTTGATGGCCGGGTGCGGCACCTCGTTCTCGGCCCCAAACTTGTTGACGTAGGTGACGGTGAGCTTCTTGTGCTTGCGGAAGTGGGCCCGCAGCTCCTTCTCGGCCTGGACCATCGTGGCGTAGGCCTGGCAGTAGGCGGCTAGGGCGGCGCCGTCCAACACCGTCAGGAGTCCCAGCTTCTCAAGTTCGGGGGCGATCCGCTCCCACTCGCGACGAGCTTCCCCAACAAGCCACGACGGCCGCTCCGGTGCGAGCGGCTTCGGCTTCGGTTCGCTCTCGGGTAGCGGCCGCTTGCCTGGATTGCCTTGCAAGACTCGAAGGTTTGTCGGCTTCGGTTTGCGACCCCTCACGGTGGGACCCCCTTTCGGCGAATTTTGCGGTCGAGCGAGCGCGGCTGTCGCCTCGGTCGAGATCCGAGGGTCGGCGAGGATTTGACCCCCCTATCCCCCGGCGCGAGTTTTCCTACTGTGACACGACTTGCAGAGCGCCTGCAGGTTGTCAAACGAATCGGTGCCGCCGTCTCGTTTCGGTACGATGTGGTCCACCTCGGTGGCAGGCGTACGTCGTCCTTCTGCCAGGCACATGCGACAGAACGGCTCCCTGCGCAGCACCATCTCGCGCAAGCGGCACCATCTAGCGCCGTACCCACGAGCTGCCGATGAACCCCGGCGGCTGTCGTACTCCCGTTGGCTCCGGTTGGCCTCGGCCGCATGTAAAGCGCAGTACCGATCGACCGTGACAGCCGGACAGCCCGGATAAAGACACGGCCCTGGAAACGCACGAGCCACGACATCACCACCTTAACGGCGCGTGACGAGCCCCGACGCTCGTATCATCACGCCGGGGCCTCGGGCCTGTCATTATCGCGCGCCGTGCCCGATAAACTCTACTTCGCCAACGGCAGCGCAGGCTGTAACTCTGCCATGCGCTTTCGGATGATGTCGCAGTATTCCGGCTCGCGCTCGATGCCGATGGCTGAAAAACCCTCCTGGATCGCTACCAGGAGGGTTGTGCCAGAACCGGCAAACGGGTCGAGGACCGTGCCGCCGAATGGCGTCACGAGGCGGATCATCCAGGCGGCCAAGTCACGTGGATATGCTGCCGGGTGGCCGCGCGAGTCTGTTTGGGAAGGCGATACGGCAACCCAATCACGACAACGAGCGATTCCGCTTCTCCAGTCGGATGCCCCAGCCAGCCATTTCGTAAAGCCTTCACCAGTCGGATCTACGCCTATCCTGTCTGAAAACTTCCCATTCGCCTTGGGATCGCAGTACGGTTGCCGATCCTTGGCAAACCACAAAATGCGTTCCCACGAGCGGCGTGGGCGTCGTGGATGACCAACCGGGGGAGAAGATGTCTTCACCCAAATCAACTCATCGCACTCGATCCACCCCGCCTCACGCAGCGCCAAACGGGTCCGGTGCATATAATCCGACATCTCTCCGTTGCGGATGTGTTCCCGAATGTTGATGAGCACGCTCCCATGCGGCTTCAAAATGCGGCGCACCTGCTCCATCCACGCGACGGTCCATGCAGGATACTCTGACTCTGGTACGCCCCCATAGAGGCTCGCTCGTTGCATCGCATATGGTGGTGAGGTCACCACCGCGTCCACGCTGTTATCCGGCAATTGACGCATGACCTCCAGGCAGTCGCCCTCATAGAGCGTCCAGTTAGGCATCGTCCCACCTCACGCGAACGCCGCCCATCAGGCGGCGGCCTCTAGTTGTATCCAAGCGGGTTTCTCTCCCGGACCTGGAGAAACAGATTCCCTGTCCCTCCGAGCTCCCTTCTGCCACCATAGAAATCGCATTTGACCTGTATTCGCACGTCCCGCTCCCGCAATTGGTTTGCGTGAACCAAAATGTCGGTGCCTTCCACCTGCATGTCTTTTTCCTCGACGACCCGAGACTCTGAAGGGAGAGGCAACAACCCGTGCTTCAACATCGACTTGACCAAGCGCACGGCTTTGTCACCCTTGCTCGTCGTACTTTCTGCTCGGTCGAAAGCGAGTGCATCCCACGCCAGATCCCTGAACTTCAACTCGACACAATTCGGGATGTCCTCAGGCGGCACCAAGTACCCCTCGGCGGTCGGCTCCGGCCAACCGGGTTGATAAGCCTGCCGCAGCGAGTAGCTTCCCGTCATCACGACTGCTACCCCACTTGCCGTGGGGTAAACATACACACGGCGCACCGCCGGGCAGACGTGAACCCGAACGTCACTCTGTTCGGTATGAATGCCGTAGTCAACAAGCGAGGCCTGGTTCATTCCCCCAGACCTCCCATCCCGGCGCAGGCCGCCGCGCGAACAACTCAATACGCTTGCCGTGCGGGTACAGCGTGCCGATGATCTGCCGGAACTCCTCGGGCTTGCGGCTGTGCTCCGTGCGCTCGATGCTTTGCACGCTGTCGAACAGCTTCGGCACGTCGGGTGTGCAGCTTCCACGGGTGCAGATCAAAAGGAACTCATGGCGCACGCTGTTGTAGTGCCCCATGTTGTGCTTGACCTTATCCCACACGAATGACGCCTTGTACTTGAACCCCCAGGCCCGGATGACCCGGAAACAGTCCTCCAGCATCGGCGACGTAACCCACAGGAACAGGACGGCGTTATCGTCCGCCAAGCCCTCTACCGGCAAGGCGCACAACTCGTCGATGCTCATAGTCGGATAGTGGTTCTCGGCAGGTCCGTAGCCTTCGGTCAGCTTATCACCATACGACCAAGGCGGGTCGGCATAGATCACGCGGTACTTGCCCGAGGGAGGAGCGACCTCTTTGACCGTCTCCTTCTTCACGAGACGGCGCGCGTCAACAACACTTTTCGCCTCGCCGGACAGCACCTTCGCGATGATCGCCTTCTGCTTCTCAGGCTCAAGTTGGGCCACCCTCTGCACATCCTTCGCAGTGAGCGGCGCATCGCGTGTGAGGATCTTCTCCCGCACCTCCTCGCCGACGTTCGCAGCGATGGTGTCGACAGCGCGGGCAAACTTCGCAGCGCGCTCAACGGTGGCGCGACCGACCTTGTTCTCTTCAGCTATGATCTCGGCAGTGGTTTTGGGCACCTCACTTTGAGGGTCCGAAAACGTGCGCCCTTCTCTGCCATGGGCCGGCTTCTTCCGCTCCTCATACTGCTTGCCAATCAAATAAGCCCGCTGCTCCGGCGTCAGGTTCCGACGACCAAGCTGGTTGCGGATGATCCACTCCTTGGCCTCATGCCTGTCGGTGAACTCCCGCTGCACGACCCGGAAGGGCACGCCGCGCCGCGTGCATATCTCGTAGCGGTTGTGCCCGTCGATCAACACCTCGCCCCAAACCACGAGAGGGTCTCGACATCCCTCCAAGACGATGCTCTCTTCGAGGAGTCGCTTCTCGTCGTCTGTTAGATGCGGGATGAGTGCCCGAAACTCGGGGTCGATGCGTAAGTATTTGATCTGATCACCCAAGATCAACACTCCTCTGTTTGGACTCTCCTCTGTCGGCATAAAAAGAGGCAGCTAGGCCCAGAGGAGAAAGCCTAGCTGCCTATATCCCCGCCGCCGAAGCGGGGAAAATTTAAGCCGCCCATCAGGCGGCGGGCTTGATCCACAAGACTTCGGTACGTTTGTCTCGACTACGCCCCTTATCCGGTCGCGCCCTCATCGTCGCCTCAAATTCGATCCGTTCCCATCCCGCATACCACTCGTCGTATTCCGGCGAGGCGTAGCCCGACAACACGACATGGCCGCGGACCGAATTCAGCACTTCCGCCAGTTCCCGGTGCTCATCCACCGTTATCTCGTACTGATAAGCGTCATGCCCGGTGCGTGTGGAGGGCAGATACGGAGGGTCGCAGTAGAACAACGTGTCGGGCGTGTCATATCGCCTCACGATCTCCTGCCAAGGAAGGTTCTCGATCTGCACCCGGCGGAAGCGTTCGACCACAGCAGGCAGTACAGCGTCAATCGTTGTCAGCCATTTCGAAACCGTATCTGCCATACCGCGACTGCTTTTAGCAACAGCATAGCTCCATTGCCCTGGCGTCGCTTGCTGACCTTTGCCACCGAACGTCTGTCGGTACCGCACGATCAGCCGCCGCGCCTTCTCCACGTCATCAAGACCATCAAGCGGCCCAAGGCAACGTACATACTCCTCACGCGAATACGGCGTCAGTTCCAGCGCGCGGCGCAACTCCTGCGGATAATCCCGCAATACACGAAACATCGTGACCACATTACTGTCAATGTCGTTGTACACTTCTACGGGTGAAGGCGGCTTGTTCAGCAGTACGTTCGCTGCGCCACCAAATGGCTCGACATACGTGCGGTGCGGCAGAAAGTGTGGGATGATACGCCGCCAACTGTAACCCTTGCCACCATAGTAAGTGATGATGGAACGCATCCAACCACTCCTAAACGGCGCGCGACGAGCCCCGCGGCAGAGGTGAGACCGCGGGGCCTCGGGCCTGTCGTCATTGCGCGCTGCCCGATAAACTCTACTTCGCCAAGGGCAACGGCTGCTGCGCCGCCGTCATGCGTTGGCGGATGATCTCGCAATACGCTGGTTCTCGCTCGATGCCGATGGCTGAAAAACCCTCCTGCACGGCGGCGAGGAGGGTTGTGCCGGAGCCAGCAAACGGATCGAGGATTAAACCACCAGGAGGAGCAATCAGACGGCACAGGTAGCGCATGAGTTTCAAGGGTTTGACGGTGACGTGATTGTTCTCTGCCTTGCCGCCCATCGTGCGCTCGGACCGCGAAGCCTTGGCGACATAGAAAAAGCGGCTTGCGCCGCCTTTATCGTCATAGTGCAAGCCGCTCTTTATGTTTTGGATCACATGCACCGGGTTGTCATTGTTGGATTCTCCCCAGTTGTACCCACTAGCCCGGCTTTTACTAATCCCACTCTGCTCATCCAGCATCGCCGCCGCTTCTTCGTCGAGTAGGACATTGGCAGGGAAGCGGCCAAGAGGGTGAGATTCGGTCACTATACCACTCTTACCGCCATCTCCAGACCATTTACCACCGCGAATATCCTTGCCCTGCTTTCGGCCTCTATCTTCCTGCGTCGGAAGTCTGCACCCGTCAACGTTAATGCCACCCGTGCCCCACTTGAGCACGTTCTCCGCCACCGTCGCTTCCGACAGTGGCTTCCTTGCGAGGATGATGGGTTCAACGTTTGGTATAGGCTTTCGCCATACAAGAGCGTCCACAATATTTGGGATTTCGCGCCCAATTGGTTTCAAAAGTCTTGCCACAGTATTCACAAACGACTTGCTTACGTTTTGTTCCCCGTCCGGCTCGGGACTTATGGTAACAAGCTGTCGAGCAATACTTTCTTGCAGGATTTGGGCTTCTAAATTCCGCTCCGCAAAAATAGCAAGTTCGTAAAGAACGTGCCGCCCTATCTGCAAGGTAACATTGTCGGGAACAGAATGTCTCTGGATGTCCCTCAACAATATTCTTCTTCCGTTCAAAACACTTTCCACACCACTTACAAACGCATTCAACCCACTTATCTGATTGCTTTTCTGGTGGATGATACTTCGATATATGGCCCCCGATACTAACGAGCGCAAGGTTTTCAATTCGGTTGTCCTGCTTATCGCCGTTGATGTGGTGGATATGTTCGTGCTTCTCCAGTTTGCGTCCAAGATGGCGTTCCATAACAAGACAATGCTCAAGAATATTGAGCCCGCCTCCTGTGAGTTGAACATATCCGTCTTTTCTGATTCGCCGCCGAACCACATCGTAGACTTTCTGCCTACAATCCACCGAACAAAATCGCACAGGTCCGCGTCGCAACCGCGAGGGTTTAACTTTGAAAATTGCTCCACAGACTTCACACTGCACAGATGGCATAAAACCATCTCCAATACATGTTCTAATGACAATATCGTATCGTCGTCGGGAACAGCAGTCAACCCCTTTGTAGCCCAAATCACTACCTCGACAGCCGGTTTCAAAGCAGTGCCCCAGCCTTCCCACTGCTTCGCTTCGGGGGTGGCGGGAGCGGTCACTGTGGGTACAAAAATGCGTCCGTTATCCTTTGTCCACGAACCAGTCTTGTTCTGGTCCGCTCCAGGTATCATCCGTTTCACAGGTTTGCCTTCTGCAATTACCACTCGCTCCGCCCCGAGCTTCTTGTCAATCGCCTTGCTCACGTCAAGGGACTTAGGGAAACCTAACCAGAGCCGTAAAGCCATTGGAGGCAATCGCGAATCTCAAAACCTCCAAGCCTCAAGGAAATGCCCATGAGATCGACGGTTCTTGTGCCTGCAAAGCACAATATGTGACCGCCCGGCTTTACGACTCGGAACACCTCCCTCCACACCGCAGGGCCAGGGACGAAAGAGTCCCATGTCTTGCCCATGAATCCGCCGCCACGGTGCTTATAATCGTCACCAGCAAGCCAATGACGCAAGACCTCTTCGATGTCCGGCTCCTTGCTTAAACCATACGGAGGGTCCGTGACTACGGCATCGACAGAGTTGTCCGGCAGCTCCCGCATGACCTCCAGGCAGTCGCCCACGTACAGCGTCCACTCGGCCATGCGCTCCCCTCCGCAAAAAAAGCGCCGCCCATCGGCGACGCCCAAAACTATCGACAAATCTGGTAGTCTAGCATAATGATATGGGTTCTCTGTCAAGTTGTCAATACTTTCTCCGCGTGTGTGTTCGGTTCAACGTCGCGACGAGCATATCCACAGCCTCAGAGCGCCAACGATAGACCGTGCGCGCCGACAGCGCCACGCCGCCGTTGTATCGCTTGAGCAGATGACCGATGCGCTCCGGAGAGTCCTGCGTGGCGTAGAAGTACAGCAGGAGCGCCCGGTAGCGCTCGCTCAAGCCGTGGATCGCTCGCAGCAGGTCGGCTTTCGAGAGCAGCGCGTCCGGCACCGACACTGTGCCCGATCCGGTCGGCATCACGTCGGAGACGCGGCCCTTACCTCGGCACCGCCCGCACCGCCTGCCGTCGTGCTCGCCTTCCCCAAGACACCGCGGGCACACATACGGGCCGCCTGCGTACTTCGCCACCGTGCGCCCATGCGTCGTCATCTGCGGGCGCCGGTGAAGGTGTGTCCACAGCAGGTGTTCAACCTCCTCGCGCGTATAGATATGCTGATCGACGCCCACCGTCTGATGATCGATCACCGTCACGCCCATTCGCTCGTCTCCTATCCCGCTCTCTTAACTACCCGCAACTCCTCGTACCCAAACGACTCCCGATACCCCGCATCCAGCTCCACCGTCGCAAACCGCGGGCCTGTCCACACGACGCGTCCGCGCATCCTCTCCACCCGCGCCCCGCGCTCCATGCGCTGGAGCCTTCTACCCCACTGCGAGCGTATCTGTGCGATCTCGACGCGGTCGCCGATCTGAATGCTCACGCCTCGCCACCTCCCACCATCTCCACGATCACCGTGTACCCGTCCACCTCGTCGATGCACGTCACGTCCTCGTACTCCCGCGACATCAGTGCCAGCGCCTCCGCCTTGGACCGCGCGATCACAAAATCGCCGTCCTCCTCGCCCGCCCCCCACCACAGTCTCCAATCGGCAGAGTGGGCGCCGCCATGGACCAGTCGAATCCTCGCGTGTCCCCGCAGTGCGCTCTCGACGGTATACGCCGTCCACTCCCCGTCGCGGAGGCACTCCGCCCGCTCGTCGCATGTGCATATCTCGTCGTGCGCCCGGCGAAGCGCCGCCCGCCGATCCGGTGCGGCGACGAGTACGCCACCGCAATCGTAGCGCCCGGCCCAATAGAGGCGCATCCTACGCATCGCCTTCGCCCCTCTCCGATGCCGCCGACGCAGCAGGTCGGCTCACCCCGATCCCCAGCTCCTCCGGCGTCATGTACCGCACCGGCTTGCCGTCCCGCTCTGCTATCTCGATCTCCGCCTGCACGCCCGCAGACTCTTGCCAGCCGTCGAGCATCAGCACCACGACCTCGGAGCTGGCAGCCAGAAACGCCTCGTCGTACTGCCGCCAGTACTCCCATCCCTTCGGCAGATCACACAGCACTGCGATTGGGTGTGTGTGGGCGATTGGCGAGTAGACCACGCGCCCCTGCTGCATCAGTGCGGCCGCGGCTCGGCATGCCGCCTGAAAGCGCTGCTCGCGCACCACCGCGCTCGGGTGGCTGTAGGGCGATGCGAGGTAGGTGATGCCTCGGGTGGTGTTGCGCTCCGTGCTTATCATCACTCCACCCCCATTTGCCGGGCTACCTCGTGCCGCAGGGCGAGATCTGCTTGCCGGGGCGGTGCCCAACCCTCCGCTCCCATCAGCATCAGGATGTCGTCCATTGCTACGGCGGTGCCAGTCCGGCGCGCCGCTGCCATGGTACGCTGGCACTCGGCGCACTCATCGGCGCGTCTGCCAGCCGCGAGTATGGCGCAGAGCAGGAATCCCATCCAGAACAATGCCAGCCCTAGTGCTGCGACCCCTAGCCAGATCATGGTCGCTTCGCCTCCTGCTGCAAGCGCTCCCTCGGGCAGTGCGCCTCGTCCATCATGACCTCAAGCTCCGCCTCGATTCGCGGGTTGTCCCTATCGACGCGGAAGTCCATCACCCGCGGCAGCACCCAGTAGTCGTCCTCGTAGAGCACGCCCTGCCAGGCGTCGAGCAGCGCTTTCAGGGTGTTGTGCGTGTCCCGGCGCACCCGACTTGGCCAGTAGAACCACAGCCTCACGACGACCTTGCTGCCTGCAGGCACAAGTTGCCACCCGGCACGTACGGCCGCCGCCTTTGCCGCCAGCCTCACGCTGTCCATCCACGCCTGCGCGTGGCGGGTGATCACGTTTATGGTGCGGCCCTGGTACGTGAACCGCCGGTACATGTGGTTGACGCTGGGCGGTATGCCGGGCACTATGATTCGCATGGCATTCCCTCCCTCAACGTTGAACCCTTCAGCTGCTTCGGGGATCTGGCTACCACCTCGGCCAACAGGCCAGGCTCCACTTGCAGGCGTTTGAGGTGCCGGTCACGCAGGGAGTTGTACACCTCAACAAACTGCCTCTGCACGGCATCCGGCCGGGGCGACATCGCGATGCCCCAAATGCCGCCTGTCATGGCCACAGCCTCGGCCACCAGATCCGAGCTCCACTGCAAGTCCATCGGGACGCCCGGTGAGAAGCTACGTGCCGCCTTTTGCGCTTCGGCCCACGCCTCGTCTGCCGTTGGCATGGGGCACCCGATCTCTGCAGCTCGCTGCCGTATCTCGGCTATCGTGGGTACCCACTTGCTGCTGCGGATCAGCTCCATCACCGCCCGTTGGCCCAACGCCACCGGTAGGTCGGCCAACGACATGGCGTAGACTCTGACCGTGTCCTCCGGGAACTCCTGGCGTGGATACGCCGACTGTAGAATTTTCACGATTTTCAGTGCTTCCAGCTCCGTCATGCGAGCCGCACTCCTCTCTCTCGCAGCATGCGGTCTACAGCGGTTTCGCGTTGGCCGGCTTTGGCGTGCGGGTCGGCCCTAGCTGACTGCCGCTTGAGGCGATCGTACTGTCGCCGAAATGCTGACATGCTCAAGATATTTGCCGACCAGAATGAGTCTTGCTGGCACCACATCATCAGATCTGCCGCTTCGTGTAGGTCACGCCCATCAAAGCGGATCATGCGATCAGCTTCTGTTGCCCAGCGGGCCAGCGCCTCGGGTGTTTCCTCTGGCACCTTCGTTGTTGGGTCACGGTCCAGTATGGCCGCCCGTAGATGGCGGGCGAGCTCATAGGGCGGATCGCCCGGCCCAAACTTTGGCTCCGGTTTGGCCGGCTTCGGCGGCGTCGTGCCGGCAGGCTCGACGATATGATCCCCTATGGTTTGGTTAGGTACGGTTAGGTTAGGTACGGTACGGTGCGATAAAACGCGATTGGGTTCCGATTCGGGTTGCGAATCGCCACCCGACTCGCCCCCCGATGGGGACCAGATAACCTGCCCATCCTGCGCCGATGCCTCCTGGCAGTACGGGCACGTCGGATCCACTATGCCGCGCTGGACGTGCCACCGCTCATGGTTGCCGCGTGCGCCGGCCTCACGGGCCTCCTCGCGCTTCTCGATGAGTTTGCCGGCGTAGTCGTGCCAGTCGTGTACGAGTAGGCGCCCCTGCGCGTCACGTTCCAGGAACCCGGCCTTGCCCGCGGGCCCGCAATTGATTAGCGCCTCGATGAGCTGGTCAGGGTCGCCATCCCACATCACGGCCTCGGCGATGTCTGCTGCGTCGTAACCAGACAAGTCCCCGTCTTCGGCGTAGGAGAGGCACCAGTGCCATAGTAGATGCATGTGTCCAATGACAGTCGGCACGGACACCCCAAGCAGCCGGGCGGCCCGCCTTGTCTTTGGGTGGTCTTTCAGGTTGTCATGAGACTCGATCCACGCCATTGCTTGCCGCCTCCTAGCTCCGTCATAATGGCAGATCGTCTTCCTGCATCTCGCCGTCGTCGTACCCGGCGCCGTCGTACCCGGCGCCGTCGTCAACGGCCGCCTCGTCCTGGCCGCCGTCCTTCGGCCAATCCAACGGCCAGACCAAGAAGCGCACGTTGTCGGCGATAACCTCCGTCACCCATCGCGTGCTGCCGTCCTGCGCGGTGTAGGAGCGGTTTTGCAGCCTCCCCTCGACGGCCACCAGTCGGCCTTTGTTGAGGTTGCGGGCGCAGGATTCGGCGAGTTTGCGCCACGTCACGATTGGAAAGAAGTCCGTCTCCCGGTCGCCCTGCTGGTTGGTGAAGGGCCTGTCCACGGCAATGCGGAACGTTGTCACCGCATGGCCCTGCTGGGTGTACCGAAGTTCTGGTTCCGCCGTTAGGCGGCCGATTAGAATTGCACGGTTCAAAACGTCCGTCACATCCTCTCTGTATATCTGGTCTCGCGCATGGGCACGCTCACGATGCGGACTACGGCCTCGCCGTCAGGCACCAGATCCTCCGTCTCGGCGTGTTCACGCCGCCACTCATTGAGCAGCGACAACAGCGCCTCGCCGTCCAGGTCTACAACACGCTTCACAATGCTGCTGATGGTGCCGATGGGCACGTCCTTGGTGCTCGCAGGCAACACGGGCGCAGGACCCTTGCCATCGGCGTACTTGGCAGCGGCCACCTTCCACGCCGCATAGCGCAGGAAGTCCTTGCGGTCCTGCTCGTTGGTCAGCTTGCTCGCGGCCGCGGCGTGGTATCGCTTCAGTGCCTTCTCAATGGTCATGGCGTTGCCGTCGCTCGACCCCTCGGCAGACCCGTTAGCGGCTGCCGGTGCGGCGGGTGCGGCGGCCCGGGGCTGGCCGTTCGGCTGGGCCTGCGCCCGAGGCACATCCTCGATCGGAGCGCCGGACTCCAGCCACACCAGGATTTCGCGGCCTAGCTCCGGCTGGGGCTTGTTGATGACGGCACCGGTGAGGGGCTTGTAGCGGGTCTTGGAGACGATGAAGTTGTTGTCGCTGTCCATGTCGGCGACGATGTCAAACTCGTACTCCAAGCCGTCCCGCTGGATGGGCGCCATGCCAACCTTGCGGGGAGTGCTCTTGCCGGTCTTCTCGTCCTTCTCGACGACGTACTCCGTCTTGGCCCGCATGGTCACGATCAGGTGGCACTTGCAGCGCACCATCGCTTCGACCAGGGCGTTGTGCATGGGTGTGACGTCCCGCCACGCAGCGTAGGTGTTGCCCTGGTAGCGACGGGCGGCCTTGTCCACCTGCTCAAGAGCCCCTTCCTTGCCCATCCAGGCGTGGGAGAGGGAGTCGATGATGAGCACGTCGTAACCGGCGGCTTCTGCGGCCTGGATCGCCTGGACGTAGACCTCGGGGCTGAACGTGTCCAGGTTCAGGACGTCGAACTCGAACTCGTCAGCGTACAGGGCCGCGCTGTTGTTCTCGGTGTCGATGACGGCGATGCGGCCGCCGTCACCGGCCAAGCCCTTCGCCAACATCAGAGCCGTATATGTCTTCCCGCTTCCGCTCGGGCCGATGAGCCCGATGCGGGCCTTGCGCTGCGCCCTCTGCGCCCTCCGAAACGCGAACGTCACGGCTAGTTCACCTCCACCTTCACGCTGAACGTCTCGCCGGCCGGCTCCACCACGATGACGCCGGGCACAACCTCGCCCGTCTCCCTATCCACGACGGCCAGGGAGTCCGTGACCGCCAGCCGCTCCTTGATGGTCGACCAGTCTGGTGCCTCCGACACCCGCACCAGTCCGTGCTGGTGCGCCCACTCCAGCAACTGCTTGTTATCGCGCTCGAACTTGGGGCCGCTGGCCCGCACCTGCAGCGCCCCGTGGGGCAGGCGGTACGTCTTCCGGTCGCCGAGCAGCCCCTGCTGGCGTAGTTGCTCAAAGTAGGCCCGCAGGTGGCTCTCGAAGAAGCGGATGCTGCGCTCATGGCGCTCCGTCTCGGCCTGCAGGTACGCTTGCAGCCGCTCAATCTCGCGCTGGACGAACTCCCGGCGCCGCACAATCTGTGCCGTGTGCCAAGCGATCCGGCGCAACGCCCAGTCTGCGGTGCTGTCGTCCGTGATGCGCCAGGACTCGTCGCCCGCGATGTTGGCGCCGACGGACTCGTCAATCTCGTGCTGGATGTCGATGTCCTCAACAGGAACCGCCATCGGTCTCGTCCCTCCCTCTCTGCTGTTCCGGGCGGGGCCTGTCCGTGATACGATGGGAGCAGACCCCGTGTCCCTATCCGCGTGGGTCAGCCAACCTTGCCCGTCAGGGCACCGGCCGCCTCCCCACAGGCGGCCGCGTCGCTTTTCCGCTGCGGTTACCGTCACGGCGTTCCACTCCTCTCGCCCGTCATCGGGGCAGCGAGAGCTTCGCAGACCCTCTGTGCGAATGTAGGATAATCAGAAGTTCGCAACGAAATAACGAACCTTGATCTGCCGTAGTCATCGGCGGCCGCTTCAATGGCTACGGTTATCATGCCGTGCTCTGCGTTCTCCCGCGCGGAGACGACAATATCGCCAGGCATGCGTGAAAAGATGTACAGATCGTGGTAGATCCTTGCCATCCTCATCTCACCTCCGAGGGTATCAGCACCACATCGCCCGGCTGGATGCGTCCTGGATCAATACCGCCGTTTGCTGTCCGGATGATCCAGACCACGTCTCTGGGGTCCCGGCTTGGGTAATGCTCCTGGGCCAGTTTCCACAGCGTGTCACCTGGCTTTACCACGACCTCGACTAGCTCGTGAGGTGGCGGACCAGGTTTGGTAGTTGCGGCCCACAGAGCGATTGTTGCAGCGAGCAGGACCGCCAATACCGCGGTTGCGTAGCCGGGGTCAGATCTACTCGTTCGCCGCGCCATCAACGACCAACGCCTCCGACGCTTGTCCTCATGTCCAATCCGGACATGTACGCCGCGAACCGGCGCGAGTTGATGTAGTAGCTCCACCGTCCTCCAGGCATCTGGATGGCCGTTCCGAACGGAAACTTCCCTGCCCTCAACCCCATCCGCAGGAACTGGGGCGTGACTCCCATCCGCCGGGCAGCTTCGTCGACCGAAATGCGGCTTTTCATACATCAAGTCCCCTTTGTTTCCTTTAGGAAACCCTCAGAGAAAAAAAGAGAATGCACCTGCTCCGCATCTAGGCAAAGAGCCTCCTGGATAACTCTTATCTCAGAAATCTTGAATGAACCCGGATTTCTGAGCCGACGCCAAAGCGTCTCGCGGCTGATCCCGATACGATCGGCGAGCTCGCCGATAGACAGATTGCGTCGCATAGCCTCGGCTCGTAACTCATTTGCAACCATGCGTTACCCCTCCTTGCCGAAATGTTTCGTTTAAGCAACTCCATCATACACCAGCTTTGATGCGTGGTCAAGCAGTTTTGGAAACTTTTTTTGGCTCAACGTCTGTTTGGGTTGCATAAACGAAACCCAATCTGGTATAATTGTAATGGAAGGGGGCGCGAAGACATGTCGCTCGGATCGAGGTTGCGTGAACGGCGTCAACAGCTAGGGTTGACCCTTGAAGAGGTTGCGCAGGCTGTTGGTGTGAGCAAGAGCACTGTGCAAAAGTGGGAGTCGGGCACAATAGAGGACATGCGTCTAACAAAGGCGGCCGGATTGGCGAAAGTCCTGAAGGTGTCGCCGTTGTGGATCATGGGTATCAGTGAGTCGATGACAGATCCGACTCCGAAAGCCCAAACGAAGAGAGTGCCGGTGCTTGGGTGTATTGCTGCGGGTGATCCGATTCTAGCGCTGGAGGAGCATCACAACTACATCGAAGTCGATGGGAACATCCGAGTCGACTTCTGCCTTCGTGTCCGAGGCGACAGTATGGTCGATGCCCGTATATGTGACGGCGATTTGGTTTTCGTCCGGCAGCAGCCCGTCGTCGATAACGGTGACATCGCTGTCGTGTTGATCGACGACGAGGCCACGCTGAAGCGGTTCTACCGGACGGATGGTGGTGTGATCTTGAAGCCCGAGAACAGCAAGTACCAGCCGTTGTATTTCTCGGAGGCAGCTTTCAAGGATGTTCGCGTCTTGGGTAAAGCCGTAATGTTCCAGAGCTTGCTATGAGAGAGGTGGACACGGCAAATGCGGCTCCCAAACGGCTACGGCAGCGTCCACAAACTCCCCGGCAACCGCCGGCGGCCTTGGCGGGCTCGAGTCACAACGGGATGGACGCCGGAGGGCAAGCAGCTGTTCTATACGGTAGGCTACTACGCTACGCAACGGGAGGCGCTGGCCGCCCTTGCGGAGTATCACGAGAAGCCGATCGGCGACCGGCGGGGCCTGACGCTCGGGCAGATCTACGAGCAGTGGTCCGAGAAGGCGTACGAGACCCTGGATCGCAGCACAGTCAACGGGTACAAAGCCTGCTGGAAGCGTATCTCGAAGCTGGCGGACGTGCCGATCCGGCTGATCAAGACGAGTGATCTCCAGGAGATCATCGACGACATGGTCAAGGAAGCGCTCGGACGCTCGTCGTTGGAGAAGGCTAAGACGCTCTGCGGGATCCTCATGGACATTGCTTTGAATGACGACATCATCGACAAGAACTACGCCAAGGCGATCAAGCTGCCGCCCGCCCGAAAGCCAAAGAAGGACGCCTTTACGGATCTGGAGGTGGTCCAGGTTGAGCGACTGGCTGAGTCCGGCGACATCTGGGCGGGCACGGTCATGATCCTGATCTACACGGGCATGCGCGGCAGCGAAATGTGTGGCCTGACACCTTTCCAGGTGGACGTTGAATCGTGGGTCATTACCGGTGGCATCAAGACGGACGCTGGCCGGGATCGCATCATGCCTATCCATCCGAAGATCCGGCCCTACGTCGCGTACTGGTACAACACGCGGGGCCCCCGACTAATACATCGCGACGGTCAGCCGATCAGCCTCAACTACTACCGCAAGTACATTTACTATCCGGTACTCGAGCGGGCCGGCATCACACGGCGTCTCACGCCCCATGCGACCCGTCATACCTTTGCCACCTTGCTGGCCCGGGCCAAGATCCAACCGGTCTACGCCCAGGCGCTGATGGGTCACAGCGATTACTCCACCACGGCCAACACGTACACACATCTGCCGCTCGAGGAGCTCCGTGCCGCCATCGAGGCGATCTAGGCGTGTGTATTGTGTGTGTATTGTACGTGTATTACGAGGGCGAATTTTGACGATCCGCGGGTTACTTTCCGCGGGAACACAAAAGCGAAAGGGCCTGCTTAAGCAAGCCCTTTCGTGTTCTTGGTGGTGGAGCCGATGAGGATCGAACTCACGACCTCTTGAATGCCATTCAAGCGCTCTCCCAGCTGAGCTACGGCCCCAATTTATAGTTTTGCGGTTTATTGCAATGGAGC